AAGCGTAAGAGTAAAAAGAAAACTTGTTCTTCTTGTAAGAAATCAAAGTGCTCCTGTCCAATGGAAGAGAGCATTTGGAGTCAGCTTTCTAAAGGTATCAAGCAACTCAAAGAGTCTTCATTTCCCGATCTTTCAGGCGATGGAGAAGTAACTCAAAAAGATATCCTAATGGGTAGAGGTGTTCTTACTCAAGGAGGAACTAGACGCGGACGAGAGGCTAACAAGAACCAGAGAGCATCCGAAAAAAGAAAGACAGAAGCGAAGCGTGCTAGAAGAAGAGCCTTCTTAGCAAAAAGAACAACAAAATAACTCAACATTTTATAAAAAAAAGTAAGTTTTTAAATTATCTATAATAGATAAAACTAGAACCCCGGAGTTAACTCATGAGTAATTTAGAGAATATTGCTGATATTCTTCCTGATGGACTATCTGAATCTACTGTTGAACAAATCTTTCAACTGGTAGATTCAACCATAAACGAGCAGGTAGAAAAACAGATCGGTTTACTTGAGGCTAAGGTCAACGCCTTCCTTCGTACAAAGATTGACCAAATCAAAGAACAAGCTCTTATTGAACTAGCTGAGGAGAATGAAACTTTCCGCAACGCACAGCTATTTGAATCAGTAAGAGCTTTGATGTCTTTAGAGCTTAATAGCGATGACGAGAACAGCGCAATTGCTGAAATCGCAGAGCAAAACCAGGAGCTTGAAGAGGAGTTCAACCTTCTAACTGGACAACTAAACGAGATTATTGAAGAGAACGAGAAGCTTCAAAATACCGTTCGTGTCCTTAGTGGAAAACTCTCTCTAACTGAGCAAGCCCTAACTGAGCTTGAAGGCGAAAAAGAACAGCTTCTCGAAGAAGTTGAGAATCTGGTGGCCGAAAAGGACGAGGCATTTGTATCCTCTGAACAGGCCGTTGTTGTCTCTCAAGCGGACAGAGAGATTAACGAAGAAAGAACTCAAACCTTTAACAACGAGTTCTTAAATGATGAGGTCATGAGATACATGCCCTTCTCCCAAAGATAAGGAATTTTTATTATGGACATTATGCACAAAACAGACGAAAAGCTTGTCCAGAAGTGGGAGCCCGTTCTAGAGGGTATTGACAGCGAGTATACCCGTCGTGTAACTGCTCAACTTCTTGAAAACCAAGCTAAATCAATCGTCGAGGAAAAGCTTAATGAGGATCTTAGCACCGGAGCTACCACCACTGGTCAGCTTGGTACTTTCCAAAAGTTTGCTTTCCCCCTCGTTCGTAGAGTTTACCCTTCACTTATTGCTAACCAGATTGTTGGCGTTCAGCCCATGCAGGGACCCGTTTCCCAGGTATTCTACCTCGGTAACAGCCGTGTTTCAGGAGATGCCTCTCAAACTGTTTACAGCAAGTTCAACCTAACCTACAGAGGTCTTACCGCTAGTAAGATTGGTTCTACCTCTGGAACTGGTGGTGAAGGAACTTTTGATGGTGCCACAGGTGCTGGACTTGACGGTGATGCTGCTCAGAGCGGATTCGACGTATCTAACGTCCTTAACTTTGGTTCTTCAGGACTAGAAGGTAATGGTGCTCCATCAGGAACTTTCGGTGGTAAGATTGCCGCTTGGCCCGTTTCTAACGCAGTAATGGGTTGGACCCTCTCTGCTGGTGAGCGTCTAACTGGAACTGGTATTCCAGAGATGACCTTCCATGTCGAGCAGGAAGCAGTAGTTGCTAACACTCGTAAGATGCGTGCTCTCTGGACCCTTGAGGCTTCACAGGATCTCAAGGCTTATCACAACCTTGATCTTGAACGCGAACTTACTGATCTACTTAGCAAGGAGCTTGCTCTTGAAATCGACCGTGAACTTATCGAAGACCTTCGTATGATTGCTTATGGTTTCCGTGACCAATCTGCCACTAACCTTGGTGGTTCAGATCAGCGTCTCATGGACAATGATTATATCAGCATGGGAGATTTCCCAGGTCTTGTTGGTGATCGTAGCGCAGGCGTTTTCACTCCTGGTCAGTTCACCTACGATTTTACTGGTGGAGCAAAGGAAAAAGGTTCTGCACCAACCGCAATCGGAAATGTTTTTGTTTGTGATTTCTCACAAACAAGCCTTTCACTAGCTCCCCGTCATGTCGGTGAGGTCTACGCAAACCTTCTTGCCGTAATCAACCTTGCCTCACAGGATATTTACCGTACTACCATGCGTGGTCCTGGTAGCTGGCTTCTTACTTCACCTCTAGTTGCTTCACTCCTTGAGAGTGCTGCCAAGCTTGAGGGAGGTATTATGCCACAGGACGGACCAACTAACATGGGTGGAAACGCTATTCAGTTCAAGGGTAAGTTCATGGGTCGCTACGATCTCTATGTAGATCCCATGTTCCCCCAGGACGAGATTCTTATGGGCTATAAGGGTGCTAACGCTATGGATTCTGGATTCGTCTACGCTCCATACATCCCACTCCAGCAACTTCCCACTGTTGTTGACCCAGAAACCTTCCAGCCAAGAAAGGGTATCCTTACCCGCTACGGCAAGGTTCACATTGAGCCACACAATAGATTCTACCGTATCATTAGAATCGTTGGCCCAACCGCTAACTACCTGTTCACCCCCTTCGCTCAGAACACTACCATAACTAACCCAACTGCTTACGGTAGCTGATAGTTAGATAAACTCTAAACAAAGAGGATCAGAGGTTTTTTCGCTCCTCTGATCCTCTTTCTCACTATATACAAGAGGAAGTTATGTACAAGTATAGAAGCAAATGCCGTTGGAATATGCTTCTTCATATTGATGGGGAAGTAGTAGAGATTAGACCTGGAGAGCAATTCAAGTCTAAAAAAGAAGTAGAATCAAGATTTCTTGAGCTTCTAAACCAACCCAAACCTAAAGGAAGAAAAAAGCAGGTATTAGATGTCAGCAGCAGCCCCGAGAGTAGATCCTAAACTATTAGGCTTTGGAGACACCTTTGGAACTTACGCAGGTAGGAACCTTGGTGATACTGATATTTATGATACCTCTATAGACGGTACAAAACTCAATAATAATACTCTAACTGACACAGTAGAGCTTACACACTTTGAACAAACCATTAGAGACTTTGTTCTTGTTCGTTTAGGGCATCCTGTAGTTAGAGTCGAGCTTACAGATTTTCAAATAAAAACAGCTATTGATGAGTCTATCTCTCAGCTAGATTATCACGCACCCTTTTGGACAACTCAGATTGCTACCTTTGGAACTCAAGCTGGAGTAGCTTCTTATGTTCTTCCATCTCATATCGCTAATAATCTAAGCTATGTTGTTTATAAAAAATCTCTTCTAACGATTCAAAACCAATCAAACACTCTTGAGTTTGATTTCTTTATCAAGTATTTCCAAGACAACTTCTTATTCAGTAACTTTGCCGTTTCTGATTTCTATTTATTACAATCTCACTTGGAAATGGTTAGAAAGGTTCTGTCCCAAGAAGGTAGTTGGGATCTCGTAAACGGTAATGTCCTAAATCTAAACCCCACTCCTATACTAAACAACCAAGAAGTAATTCTTATGTTTAGAGGGTTGGATTCTGAAACTCTTCACCCTTATTACAAGAACTGGATTCAGCGTTATGCTTTAGCAGTTTGTAAGGGGATTCTTGGAGAGATTAGAGGCAAATATAAAACACTCCCTTCCCCTGGAGGTGGAGCACAACTAAATGGCACTGAACTTCTCCAACAGAGTGAGAATGACAAAGAAAAGCTCAAAGAAGAGCTTCTAAGTGAAATCGAAGAACCACCAGTGTTCACTACATTCTAATGCCAAAAGGAACAAAAGTATCTCGCTGTGTTGAGAAAGTAAAAAAATCAGGTAGAGGCGTAAATCCTTATGCTGTATGCCAAGCTTCTACTGGACAATCCTATGCTACAGGAAAAAAACTAAGGAGAAATAAAATGAATGAAGAAACTTTATTAGAGGGGCTTTATAACTCAATGTCAGATATGGCTCATGTTATTGCTGAAGCTTTTGGTCTAGTAGAAGCTACCCGTCTTGCTAAAGAGGTGATGAAGGGTAATGTTGATCCAGTTCAAGCTAGACTAATGGGAGTTAGAACAGCTAGTGTTACTAAAGGCGGTTCCCGTGGACTTGAAAAAGCAAAAATAGCTAGAGGCGTTGATCCAGACCAAGCTAAAAAAGAAGCTGAGGAAGCTGGACGCGCTGTTGCTAGAGCTAGAAGGCCAGAAGAAACTAATGGTAGATATACTCGAATTACTAGAGCATCTGGTAGGGAAGTAGCTAGAGGATTATCTGGTGGCGCTAGAGGTAAAAACTTTATCGGAAAGCCCAGATCACGGGGCGGTTCTGGTCTGTCTCGACCTGTTACTAAGCGTTCTATTGAAAAAGGTAAAAAAATAGAAGCAGAAAACGCAAACCCAAAGTACGCAAGTAAAAGTCGTGGTGAGAAGTAATGTCTAAAAAGAACTGGAAGGTTACAACCAAGATGCCAGAACTCCCTGATTTAGATGAGGGAGAAAGGCTTCTTGATATGTTTGATCAGCAAAATGCTGATATCAACCTTCTAAATCTTGTAGACGAAGAAATGATTCGCCTAGGTGGATCAAAGATGTATTTTTACAAATACTATCAAACTCAGGACTACGATCCTGTTTATATGGAGTCTCGTAGTAAGCCTATAGCAAAGCAAGCAATAGCAATCTATGGGCACTACGATCCCGTCTCCATGAGTGAAGAGCTAACTCAGTTTGGTATTGAGTTGAAAAATGATCAGCTTTTCACTTTCAATAAGAGCTACATTGAAAGAAAGTTAGGAAGACCCGTTATTCCTGGAGATGTAGTAAAGCCAGCCTTCCAAAATCAGCGTTATGAAATATTTGAAGTTGTTGAAGACAGTTTCGAGGCGTATGGAGTTTATCACCTTGTTTGCTCTGCTAAACTACTCCGCGATTCTTCAGATATTCAAGATGAGCCTTTAACCCAAACCAGTGATGAGGTTGGAGGTTACATGGGAGACTTTGACCAAGATCCAAATTTTAGATATTAGTTATGCCTAATCCAATTGTTCTAGGAACGCCAGCGACTTGTGGAGATCTCGCAACAGGAGCCTCAAATGTTTTTATAAACAATAAGCCTGTAATGTTAGTTGGTCAGGCTACTGCTGGAGGTCCTATACTTGGTCCTGGATCTTTACCTTATAAAGTTCTAGTTGGAGGTACGGCAATATCCCTAGTTGGTGATTCGATTACAGGACATGGGGA